ATTCGTCGATGTTAAGTCTCCGTGAATAGTAGTTCCTAAATCTGTATGAATAGTATCTAATTTTGTATTTGTTAATGTTAAGTCTCCGTGAATAGTAGTTCCTAAATCTGTATGAATTGTATCTAATTTAGTATTAGTAGTTATAATATCTCCATGAATTGTTGTATCTAAATCTATATGTATTGTATCTAATTTTGTATTAGTTAATACTAAATCTCCATGAATTGTTGTATCTAAATCTGTATGTAAAGTATCTAATTTTATATTTGTTGAATATAAATCTGTATGAATTGTATCTAATTTTATATTCGTTGATACTATATCATTATGGATAGTTACATCTAAATCTGTATGAATTGTATCTAATTTAGTATTAGTAGTTATAATATCTCCGTGAATAGTTATATCTAAATCTGTATGAATTGTATCTAATTTAGTATTTGTTGATGTTAAGTCTCCGTGAATTGTTATATCTAAATCTGTATGAATTGTATCTAATTTTATATTTGTTGAATATAAATCTGTATGAATTGTATCTAATTTAGTATTAGTAGTTATAATATCTCCGTGAATAGTTATATCTAAATCTGTATGTATTGTATCTAATTTTGTATTAGTTAATACTAAATCTCCATGAATTGTTGTATCTAAATCTGTATGAATTGTATCTAATTTTATATTTGTTGTATCTAAATCTGTGTGAAGAGTATCTAATTTTATATTTGTTGATGTTAAGTCTCCATGAATTGTTGTATCTAAATCTGTGTGAAGAGTATCTAATTTTATATTCGTTGATGTTAAGTCTCCATGAATTGTTGTATCTAAATCTGTGTGAAGAGTATCTAATTTTATATTCGTTGATGTTAAGTCTCCATGAATTGTTGTATCTAAATCTGTGTGAAGAGTATCTAATTGAGAACTTGTTTTAATATTAACATCTAATGCATTAGCTGTACTAGTAAGATTATTACCAGCACTATCTTTAATATTAACAGAAGAAATAGATATAGAACCTGAAGCAATATTAACATTTAAATTACTACTACCATCAAAAGTTAATCCATCTAAATCTGTATGAATAGTATCTAATTTTGTATTTGTTGATGTTAATGTTGTTTCAGTTGCATATCCTGAAATTTGATTAGATATCTTAACATTTAAATTACTACTACCGTCAAAAGTCAAACCATCTAAATCTGTATGAATAGTATCTAATTTTGTATTTGTTGATACTAGATCTCCATGAATAGTAGATGATAAATCAGTATGAATTGTATTTAAAATAGTCCCACTTACATTTGCATTTAATGCTCCACTTGTGCTACTTAACGAATTACCATAACTATCTTTAATATTAACAGTTCCACTAGTAGTTCCAGATGAACCGCCTAAATTATTAATAGATGATGCAATTTGATTTAAATAAGTATTAGAAGAAACAGTTAATTCTCTTACAGTTTCAATATTATCATCAATATTATTTAATTTAGTATTTGAAATATTTTGATTTTCTATATTTATATCTAATTTATTATTAATATCCGATATTCTATTTATAAATGCCATATTAATAATAATTATATCTTATTTTTTAAATTAAATAAATGTGTATTTTGCAGTTTAAAAGTAATACTTTTAAACTGCAAACACAAAAGAGTTATTATTCTTTATGAGAATATAACACAAATTAAAAAATATTGGTTCTATTAATATCAAAAGTAAGAATTGCTATATTAAAATGATTTTTAATATCAGCAACTAATTGTCTAACATAAAATCCACTAGATACAGTAATTTTAATAGGGATACTATAATTATAATTATTATAATTAATATTCATAGAATTATAATTATTAATAATAATATCTTGTCTAAAGTCATTTTTTTTATCTATTTTATTTATAGTTGTTATAATATTATCTTTCCATTCATTAAAATTATATTTTTTAATTTCTTTAAACTCTACATTATAAATAGTAACATGATGCATAGCATCATGCATAGCATGATGCATTTCATTCTTATTATGCTTCCATAAAGGTATACCATTAACTCTTTTTGAACTATAATTATGAAACTTTTGTTCAAAAGAACCATTTTTACATTTTTCAGATAAATATTCTTTAATCTGTTCATAATAATATTTTATATTATCTTCATTATATTCATGAATATTATCAAATACTCCTAATGGATCATCTGTATCTGTTGATAATCCAAATAATATTTCAAATTCATATTCTTTTATTGTGCTTAAATATTGATCCATTTTTTTACAATCTTCTCCAACTAATAATAAAACTAAACCTCTAGCCATTGGGTCTAATCTACCACAATAACAAACTTTATTATTAATATTATTTTCTTTCTTAAATTTATCCATTGTTTGAACCATTGTATTACCAGCTTCTTTTATGTAAAACATAATCTTATTATTAATCTTATTAATTTTATTTAAAATTAATAAAATCAATTTTTATAAAACATATGGTTAGTAATAGAGAATATAAAATTATTGTTAGAATTGATGATTAAAATCCATGATTAGAATAATTTTCATTTTTATTATATAAAATTATTTTATTATCATATTCACAATGCATTCCACTACCTAAATTAGTAAGTCTATGATATAATTTTATTAGATGAAATAAATCAGTAAATTTAAAATTAGATACTTCTTGTAAGAATTGATATTGATTTTTATTATCATCATAATAAACTCCATCTTTATCTACACACTTATTTAATAATTTACATAATATAGGTTTCATTACATGCATAATAGACCATCCCCAATATGTATATTCTTTTTTAGTTCTATAAAATTCCATATATTTATCAATACACATTTTAAGAACTATATTATTAGGTGCACTTACAATAAAATGCGGCGTGATATTATTAAAAAAAGAACATATACATGTTAAAAATGTAGTATCTGGTAATAATATTTCATTAACATTTTTAACTGGAACAACATCTACATCACTATAAATTCCACCATATTTATATAATATACATACTCTCCAAAAATCAGCTTTAATTGGTCCATCTTTAATAAAATTAAAAATATCAACATATTCTTGTCCAAATTCTTTATTCAAAAAATCAATACAATCATTATTATCGTATATTTTAATTTCATAATCTGGATATACTTGTTTAAATTTATTAATAACAGATTCAGGTATGTCTTTTGTTTTATAAGTTAAATAAATAACTTTTGGTATATTTTGGTTTAATTCAAAATGTTCTTGATTATTTTTATTATATTTAAAATAATACATTAATACAAGTATAAATAATATTATTAATAAAATTATGGTATGCATATAATAATTTTAGAATTTTATTTGTAGAAAAATAAGTATTATAAAAATTGATGTTCTTTATAATTGTTATTTTTATTATATAAAATCACTTTATTATTATAAACACATTTTCTATCTGTTTCTGAAATAAAAATTTTATATAATAAATGAATTAAATTAAAATCCAATATATTAAATTTAATTTTTTCATTTAAAAATTGATATTTATTATTATCCTTATCCAAATATATATTTTTTGTAAATATAGTTACATCAATTTTTTTTTTAATTATATTTTTTATTATAAAAACAACAGACCAGTCCCAATAGTTATATATTTTCTTATTTCTATAAAATTCTAAATATTTATCAATACATAATTTAAGAACTATATGATTTGGAATACATACAATAAAATGAGGATTTAAAGTAAAATAATCATGTGAAATACATGTTAAAAATGTTGTATCTGATTCTAATATTTCTTCTATATTAATATTTGGAACAACATCTACATCACTATAAATTCCACCATATTTATATAATATACATACTCTCCAGAAATCAGCTTTAATTGGTCCATCTTTAATAAAATTAAAAATATCAACATATTCTTGTCCAAATTCTTTATTCAAAAAATCAATACAATCATTATTATCATATATTTTAATTTCATAATCTGGATATACTTGTTTAAATTTATTAATAACAGATTCAGGTATATTTTTTATTTTATATGTTAAATAAATAACTTTTGGTATATTTTGATTTAATTCAAAATGTTCTTGATTATTTTTATTATATTTAAAATAATACATTAATACAAGTATAAATAATATTATTAATAAAATTATGGTATGCATATAATAATTGTAGAAAAAAATTGATTTGGAGATAGAAAAATTGATATATTTAAATAAAAGATTATTAATAATAAATAATCAATGGAAGATATAATTAATCTATTAAATCAACATAATATTCCTTATAATTTGAGAGATAAGAAAGATAATATTATTATTATACCTAATGGAGTTATTAAGATAAAAAAATACTCAACTATTAGAAATAATCAAGATATTATTGATTATAGTAAACAATTAAATAAACTATCTTATCATTATAATTTACCACTTTATTCTCTATTTTTAAATATTAACAATAATGATACTTCATATATTAATATTATTAATCAAAATATTGATATATCACGAATCTTATTATGTTCTAATATTAATGAAATTATAGTTGGTGAATATTGTTATGCTATTAGAACTACTGGAGCTATTTGGACAATAACTACATTATTTGATACTTATTATCCAATTATTAAAGATAAATTAATTATAACCACAGTAGATACTTATAAGAGAGCTATTGTTATTATGACTGATGAAGAAGTAGGTGTTCTTCATAAGTATAATATAAATATTATCGAAGGGAGTATAGAGAGTAATTTAAACATTATTTATATTACTCAGGATACATTTAAAGAACGAGAATTATTTACTTTTAGAATTGATTATGTCCCCCTTAATGGAGGTAATCGTTCACCATGCAGAGTAGTTGATGGTATTACTACTATCTGTCCAAATTGTAATAATATTGTTTATTATAATCCTGATGGAACTATTAGAAAACATGGTAATTGTGTTAATTGATTGATATCCAAAATAAATAAAAATTGAAAAATAAAATAACTAATATTCATTTAATAAACTATTATATGACTACTGAAACTCTCATTTACAAATATCCTAAGCTTAAAAAACTATTCGAGACTCAATGTAAAAAAGCTCCTATTATTTTTAGCAAATATAAAAAAAATATGTTTGAATATCAGGTAATTGCTCCTTATTTGAACCCACATATAAATATTACTAAAACTTATTTTCTGGGATACAAATATAATGATTATCTATATTATGTATCCATGAATTCAAGCAATGAAGCAGTTGAACTATTGATGAAAAATATTGATAAAATTAATTTGGATGGTCTTGTTCAAAATACCAATCTTCGTATAGGTCCTCTTCTTGAACATTCATTCACAAAATTTAATCGCTTTCATTGGGAATGGATGAATATGTATAGCAGCAATCCAGTAGTAATAGCATTTCTTGAAACACATCCTGATGAAATACAATGGAATAAATTCTCTCAAAATACATGCAGTGATGCAATTAAGATTCTTGAAAAAAATCAGGATAAAATTAATTGGCTTATGTTATCTTCTAATCCATCAGCAATGCAATTGATTAATAATAATCTAGACAAGGTCAATTGGACCAGTGTGTGCCTGAATACGAATCCTGAAGTTATCAGTATTCTTGAACAAAATTTGGATAAAATTGATTTTAGTTATTTATCATCTAATCCAAATGCTATTCATATTCTTGAACAGAATTTGGATAAAATTTGCATATGGAAATTGTCTGAAAATACAAATGCAATGGATATTTTGATGAAACATCCTGAATTAATAGATGATACTCGTATCATGACAAATCCAAGTGCACTTTCTTATTTGGAACCACTCGTTGTAAATAATAATCACCATAATGTGTATTATATTGCAACATATAATCCAAATGCTTTTCAATTTATTGAAAAAATGTTGGAACGAAAAATTATTTCAAATAATAATATTCTAGATATTCACAATAAGCTTATAGTAAATGACTCATTAGAATCATTATTTGATTTGGATTATCAAGCAATGAGCAAAGCACGCACTAAACTACTTGAATATGAGCTAATGGCAAAGGCATTACATCCATCTCGTGTTTCTAAGTGGGTAGATTATCATTATGATAATGGTGGGACTGTAGCTAATTTTGAGTACTTTTAAATATATAGCTTTGCCGACATTTGGTTTTATTGAATATAATGATTAGAAAAATAGATATCCAAAATAGAAAAATTGATTATTTTATTATTTATATATTCATTTAATTAATTTATATGCCACTCCGTCAATGTCGCTTTTGTGATTATAATACAATTGAAAAATATTATTATTATTCTCACTTATATATGCATATAAGTGAAGATACTATTAAATTATTTACAGATGAAGAAATTAAATTATGTAATTTTTATTATAATAAAAGAAATCAAAAACAAGCAAAATATCGTAATAATAATAAAGAAAAAATAGCAGCAAAATCAAAATATTATCGACAAAGAATGAAATTAGGAAAACAAGAAAATTATATATTAATAGAAGAAAGCGATGATGATATTATTATTGAATATAATGATTAGATATCCAAAATAAAAATTGATAGGGCGTAAGAAAAATTGATTTATTAATATTATTTTATATAAGATTATCTATTTAATGACAAACATTTCTGATATTGAAGACCATCAATTTAATCATTTATTTCTCCATGAACGTATGGATAATAATAAGGACAAAGAAGAAGCATATTTGATTGATTTGATTAATAATATTAACGATAATACTACTGATAAAGAATATAAGAAATTAGTTTTTGCTATGAGAAAAAAGCATAAAGTAGTTCCAGGTGTTATTATTTTGAATTATTTATACAAAAAATGTATTCAAAATAAAACAATTAAGCCTAATAAACATTTTGAGAAATTTAATATTCGTAATGAGACTCGTGCGACTAGTGGTATTACTCAAATTACAGTTCTTACATCACCTCGTCCTAATGGTCAAGACTTTACATGTGAACATAATTGTTATTATTGTCCTAATGAACCAGCTCATGAAGAAAATAATTGGACACCTCAACCTCGTTCTTATCTTTTTAATGAACCAGCTGTTCGTCGTGCAAATGAAAATAAATTTGATGCAGCATGGCAAGTATGGCATCGTGCATCTGCATTAGAATTGTGTGGTTTACCAGTTGATAAAGTAGAATTATATATTCTTGGTGGAACATGGGGTAGTTATCCAATTGATTATCGAATTGAATTTGTTCGTGATTTATATTATGCAGCTAATACTTATTATCATGATAAAACAGAACAATGTTCAAATATGCGTCCCCGACTTAGTTTGGAAGAAGAGATTGAAATTAATCAAACTACTGATGTTCGCATTATTGGTCTGACTATGGAAACACGTCCAGACCATGTTACAGCTGATGAAATTAAATTATTGCGTCGAATGAATTGCACTCGTGTTCAAATTGGAGTGCAGCATTTGGATTATGAAATTCTTAAGAAAATTAATCGTGGTTGTTATTATGATGATGTTAAACGTGGTATTTATAATTTATTAAATTGTGGGTTTAAGGTAGAGATTCATTTGATGTTTGATTTGCCAAATGCTTCACCAGATAAAGATAAAGCTCTAATTAACCAGATATTTAGAATAGAAGAAAATGGAGAATATAATTTTGCTGATCCAAATATTACATTTGATGAAGCTAAATATTATCCATTTCAAAGTGTTGATTGGACAGTTACAAAACAATGGGAGGATAAGGGAGAATATTTACATTACTCTCATGAAGATTTAATTGATGTTCTAATTTATGCTAAATCTCATACACCGCCCAGTATTCGTCTTGCTCGTGTTATTCGTGATATTCCTGTTAGTTATGTTTATGCGGGAAATAATGTTCCGAATTTACGGCAATTACTTGAAGAAGATATGAAGAAAAAGAATTTGGTTTGTAAATGTATTCGATGCCGTGAAGTTAGAAATAAAAAAACAGATATTAATAATATTATTATGAATATTCGTGAATATGATGCATCTGGTGGTCATGAATATTTTATTTCAATTGAATCACCAGATAAAGAAATTATTTATGGATTTTGTCGGCTGCGACTTAGTCCTAATATGGGAATGATATTAACCGGAGGATATTCTAGAGATAAATCTGTGAGTATTAATAAAGATGAGGATGTTAATCTATTCCCATTCTTAAATAATGTAGCAGTTGTTCGTGAATTGCATGTATATGGTAATATGACACCCCATAAATCAAAGAAAAATGATTCACAAGCTAATTCGCCACGTGAATCTTATCAGCATCGTGGTTTTGGTAAAATGTTGTTGAAAGAAGCAGAACGTATTGCAGTAAATAACAATTATCATACGATAGCTGTTATTTCTGGAGTTGGTGTTAGAAAATATTATGAAAAATGTGGTTATGCATTAAATAACAACTATATGATGAAAGATTTGGATTTTTATGATGATGTTGATAAAGCTGCATGGTTTATTTCAATCATTCTTATTATTTATTGTGTTGGAAATGCTTTCTTTTGCATGTGTTATTTATAATTAAATAAATCAATAAATATTTGAGGTGTACTTATATAAGGATGATATTCATATAATGGACCTGCTGATTCTCTATGTGCTTCTTTTATAATATTAATTTCTTCATTAGTTAATTTATCTAAATATGGTAATAAAACATTTTTAATATCTAATATAACAATATCAAAATCACCACGTTTTATTTTAGTCTCAATATCAAAACATAATTCTTTTATTTTTTTAATTTTATTATTGGAATTGAATTTATAATTTAATAATAAAGAATTGCCTATATTCCCCCATAAATAATACAAGTCTTTATTTATTGGAATTAATTCTTTTATTATATTTCTTTCTTCATATTCAATATTATTAATTTCCTTAATTTTAGTCTCAATATAAATATCACTAAATTTCATTATAATTAATTATAAAAAAATTTATTGATATTCGTTCTCATACATATGGGTAGTGTGTAATAATTCAAAATAACCGAAGGTTATTAATATCGATTTTGAATTGCACATAACACATATATTTAATGTATTCTAACAATATCTCTCGTGGTAAATAATTAATATCCTTGTAGGTCATCAATTTTTCCCACAATAATATAAAAAGCTAGCTAATCTTATTAAACATATATTATATAAATATAATAATCATATGGATTTAGAGGATATTGAATTATATTGTAATTTAGATTTCGATCCAGATATGAAAAAAAAATATGAAAATATAATAATTGATATTTTTAATAATTTTAATAATATGTGTCCTAATAATTATAATCAAGATAATCCAGATATAATGGTAATAGTTGCATTATATTATATATCAAAGAAAGAATTTACAACTGCTATTAATATATTACTAGAGGCAATTATTATTAATAATAATTATAATATTAGTTGCACATTGGGAATTATTTTAAATATTCTTAATAAAAAAGAAGACTCTATTAAATATTTTAAATTAGGTGCTGATAATAATCACATATTATCAGCAACAAATTTAGCATATGAATATTTATGTCAAGGAAATAGAGATTTATATTTTTATTATAATAATATTGGATTAATTAATAATGATGAAAATGCACAAATAAATAAAGCAATATATTTATGGACTTTTAAGAAAGATATAATATCAGCTGAAGAAATATTTAATAATTTATCGAATAATTATAGAGCTTATTATGAACACGCAAAATTAATTAGTGATATTAATAAAAAGAAAGCATTATTAATGAAAGCGATTCAACTTAAACCTAAAAAACCTTATATAGATATGTTAATTTCCTTAACAGGTGATTATGAGAGGAATTTATTATATAAAAAAAATAATATTAATATTAATAAATTAATTAATATAGATAATTCAATAACAATAAGATATTTAGAAAATGATATATCGAGATATAGTAAATGTCCGACATGTAATATTAAAACTGAATTATTTAAATTAAAATGTAATCATTCACTTTGTAATGATTGCATTATAAAATATTGTCAAAATAAATGTTGTATATGTTATAAATAATCTAATTATTCTTTCTTAGATTTTGTTAATAATATTTTAGTTTCATTCTTATGACATTTAATACATAAAGTTCTAAGATTATCTAAACCACATAATCCACCGCCATCTTTAACTGCAATAATATGGTCTGCGTCCCATAATCCACCACCATGTTTTTTCATCCATATTTTTCTTTTTAAAGAAATTGAGTATTCTTTTAAACATTCCTCTTTTTCTTCTCCTTCTAATAATAATATTTTTTTTGCTGTTTGTTTAGTATCAATATTACAAATCGCACAAATACCTTTATCTCTTTTATAAACACAATTTCTTAAATAATTACCATTTGTTCTTAAACTTAATTCATGAACACATTCAGGACTACACATAGTTCTTTTAGGTGGTTTAACTGGACCATTACACCATCTACAACAAGTATATCCATCATCATCTTTTGGCAATAATTTTGCATCGATTAATTTGCCCATATATCTATTACTATTATTCATTATAATAATAATTATAATTTAATATCTAAATTATTTTATATAATGGCTGGATTAATAAATCCAAATTTAATTGAAATACGTAATCAACATAGAGATGATATAATATTATTAAATTTTTTACAAAGAGTTGAAGAAATGCAAAATGTATTTAATAATGCTGACGCATTAGAACAACAAAGAATTTATCGTGGGTACCTTGCACAGACCCAAAATGAATTAATTGGAATAAGAAAAAACAATCATTTGAATGTAAATAATAGTATATATAATACATTAAATCATATGTTAATAAAAGGATATGCTATAGAGCGAGCACGAATAATATTTTCAGAAATAATAGAAAATAATAGAAGAGTATTAATCAGACATGTGCCAGATATAATAATAATATCAGGTATACAAAGGGTGACAGAAATGGTCAATAGAATTCTACAAATACTTGACATGCCCGGTCAGAGGGAAAGGCTTCCACCACAAGCTTTAGCACAAAACGCTATGCTAGCAGCAGCAAATCGTGAACACGATGCATTACGAAATGCAGCACTAGTTGCTGCAAGACCAGCTGCAGAAGCTCGTGAAGCTGCGATTGAAGCAGCTCGTATAGCGGAAGAAAGAAACGAAATAATTGCCGATTTACTAGAAAATCCACGTGTAATAGCTGCTTTACTAGCCGAGGCACAAGGTCTTGAACGGCCTGCGCCTGCACGAGGAGATGAAATAGACGAATTAATGGCAGCTTTAAGAGAAGATCCACGTCTAATCGCCGCTTTACGAAACGAAGAACACCAGGGTGCTGCAGCAGCTGCACAAAGAGCATTACGTGGACCAACTCTACAACAAAATATACATGAATTAGACCAAGAACGTCAGGCCAAAATAGGCGTTTCATATTCAGAAAGATTAAATTGTGTATTATGTTTAAATAATGAAGTTAACACTGTTTTAATACCATGTGGACATTTATTCTGCTCAAGATGTATTCAAACTTACAAAGAAAGAGAAATAGCCAAGCGTGTAACACCAAAATGTCCTCAATGTAGGACAGAATTTAAAGGTATGCATAATATATATTATCAAAAATATCTCAAATACAAGAATAAATATCTCGCTTTAAAGCGAGATATTTAAACATATTTTGGATGTATTGAAAAAAAAAGTTTTTCAATCCCCAAAACAAGAATAAATATTTACAATTAAAAAATATAGTTTAATCTTTTATTCATTTTGAACTTAAATAATAGCCAAAACTGTTAGCATACATTATAATCTAAGGTTATTGATATTTATCTACAATAAATGAATAATTTGGATTACTTAATTTTTCAGATAAATATTTATCAAATTTATTTTTAATATGTTGATTATTTATTTTAGGATAATAATAATTTATGCTATTTGAAACAACACCGCCCCATGAACGTTTCTTACCATTTTTTGATTCATTATATAAATAATCAATATTATTAATAACCCATTCTAATTTTATATTATTAGAGCATTCCAAAAAATTATATAATTTATTAACAAAATCTATTTTATTTAATACAATATCTTCATAAAAAAATAATATTTTATTTCCATTAAAATTAAGATAATAGTCTAAACATTTAAAATATATATCAAAATTATCATATTTCATTTCATAATTATTATGTCTTAATAAAACTTCTCGTGGATTTCTTAAAATAAATATTAAATTCTTACAATCAATATATGGACTATCATGATATTTATAATAACAAATATCTTTATTAATATTATTTTCATTAATATTAAATGGTATATTATTTATAAATTTATTTTTATAAATTGGTATATCATGGGTATTACATGAACATCCAAATGTTGGTTGTTCATATAGTAATTCAATAAAAAATCTTGTTAAATGATTCCCAGATCTAGGATAACTTAAAATTATATTCATTATATTATTTATTAGAATAATAAATATTAAACTATTAATTTTAATATTTCTTGTAATGGAGTTGTTAGTAATTGTAAAAAAAACACTTGAAATTCCAGTTACACTCTTTGTTTAGTAGTAAAATTATACATATTATAATTTCCAGATGAAACACTATCTAATATTTTTTTTAATGATGCAAATGATAAATAGCTTATTTCATTTAATCCAATTTGTTTATATTGGCTTCTATATTCGCTACTAACTATTCTTTCATTCATAAATTTAACTAAATTAATAGTTGGATAATTAATAATTGGTATGTCATCACCATAAATAAAAAATGGAAAATAATTTGTAGAAGCTTCACCATCAAATGATGATTTGTCTTCAAATTGCGCATTTGATATTAAATATGTAGATAAATTTGACATTGTATTAACAGTTGGAACTTTTAAAGATGGATCATTTTCTATCATGATTTTAATAAAATCACCTAATACACTTACATCAAAAATATAAGAATATGATATATTAGTACTAGTACTAGTACTTACAATAAAATAATAATTTGTATTATTATTTAAAAAATCTCTAATATTTTTAATAATAGTTTTATTTGGTATTATATTGAAAATTTCTTCTATTGTTTCTCTAATAATAGTATCAATTGTTAACTCTCCTATTTCGCATCCACCTCCAAATACTCCTATTTCTAAATTATCATTATTTGAATTTGAAAAATGAGCACCAATTAACATTCTAATATTTTTATTAGCTCCTTCTAATCGTAAAGATGAACCTAAAAATATACTACCATGTCCTGTATTTGTAATACTATTATTTATAGCTATTTTTTTTTCTGAAGATTGTTTATAGTATTCCGATAAACTAACTATAATTTCAGCCATTATACTAGTATTAATATAACCTCCTAATTGTTTATTCATAATATATATTATAATATATATTATTAATTCTTATTTGCATTATATAATATTTTCTTAAATTTAATAAAATTAAAAGAACTAACATCAAATTTATTAATAGTTCCATCCCATATATTTAATATTATAATATTATTAATCTCAATATTTTTCTTTTTTAATAAATATCCATACATTAAAGCTTGACATACATTTGGAAAAGTGCACGCATCATCTGGTGATGTTTTCATTTCAATCAATGTATCATTTATCATAAAATCAATTTCACCTTTAATTGGACTCATTGTTATATTTGTATGAATTTTAATCATATTATTATTCATAGAATTAATTAATTTAACAATACATTTTTCAACAGATGAATAATAATTATTTATTAAGTCTGAGCATAAATAAGTTTTCCATTCATCAATATTAATATTATTCATAGAATTATCATTTGTATATTTACATGTAGCAATATAAAACATTTCATCTATTATATTTCTCCAATCATTATATTTATCAATATAGTCTTGATATATTTTTTCTGGTAATTTATTATTATTTTGATTTAATTCAAATACATCAATATTCTGACTGAAATTATTATGAAGTATTTTTGATACTAATATATCCATCATATTACCTACAATAAATCTATTTTTAATAGTTGTTGGAACTGGCAATTCCATTTTTAATCCAATATTTTCTTTATTTGATGGTATTTCTAAAACCATTTCAGATAATGATTCATAACCATTATATCTTAAATAATTATTAACATCTGTTGAAATATTTCCTGTAAATTGATAATTAGCTGATAATGATTTTGATAAATTAGAACCAATATAAGTTGTATTATTTAATTCTCTAATAAATGGAGATATAGCAACCTGATTATCTTGATAAAAATTAATACATAAATATTTCTTAGCTCTTGATGCAGCTACATAAAAAAGACGACGTTCTTCCATAACATTATCTATTTCATCCTTATAATAACTTTGTCTAACATTTGGAAAATTTTTACAATCCATATCAATAATATAAACATGTTCCCATTCTAAACCTTTACTGCCATGAACTGTTGATAAAAATAAACAATCTTCAACTGCATCAATTTCTAAATTTAAATGAATATTACTAATAAATTCTTCAATTGATTGTTTATTCATAAACATTAATAATGCTAATAAATCATTCTTTCTACTTTCCATATTATAACTTTTAGCATGAGTATTATTAATTTCCCATAAATTAATTAAATAAAATTGAATCATATGAATTTGTTCTTTAATCGATTTGTGTTTTAAACTTATCATAAAATCTAATAATAATTGTAAGCTAGTTATATTAGGGTTGTCTTCTAGAAATTCACTAATAGCTTCATTAATATTATCATTTAAATCACATATTTCATTTGCTCTAGCAATACCAATCTGTTTATGTAAAGCTAGAATTCTTTTCCAATGAATTAAAGATTTTGGATTAGTAATAATAATTAAAAATGCAATAAAATCTTTAATATGTTGTTTATTTAATAAAGATATACCAATACTTTTAATAACTGGAATTGAATGATTTAATAATTCGTGTTCTAACATATCTAATGAACTATTTTTTCTAGATAAAACAACCATTTCTCTTAATGGTATACCGTTTTTATATTTTTTAGCAATATCATCTGCTACCCATTTATATTGTTCAATATTTGTATTATGGCACATAATATATGGTTTTAATCCATTCTCTGTTTGATTTGATTTAACATTTTTTGTAAATTGATTTATATTATGACTAATAATATCTTGAAAACAATTAACAATAGAAGGCGTTGAACGATAATTTGTTTCTAAATAATATGTTGCAACATTGTCAAAAGTATTTTTAAAATCCCAAATATATTTAACTGAACTACCACGAAAAGCATAAATAGCCTGAGCATCGTCGCCAACAACCATAATATTAGCTGTATTCTTAAAACAACTTAATATATAATTTTGAACAGGATTAACATCTTGATACTCGTCAAAAAATATATATTTAATATTTTCTAAAAATGGATTAATTTTCTTTGTTCCTAATAATTGACAGAATTGAATCATTAAATCATTGAAATCTACTAAATTTTGTTTCTTCTTTTCATTCTTATATTCTTTTAAAATATTATTAATAATAGTTTTATATTTAGCAGAAATACTAAGCTGCTTAATAGCATCATTAATATTTGGCGGATAACTAGTAGAAATTTTATCATAAATATAAACAATTTGTCTTCTAACTAAAGCAACTTCATCATCACATAATTCAGTGCAAGGAACTAAAACAATATCTGCACATTTACGCATAATAGTATGACTATCATTTTCATCTAAAACAGTATAATTAATTTTATTATATTCTTGTAATAATCTAAATCCTAATCCATGTAATGAACCAACATAATATGGTAGTTTATTTGGTAAAATATTACTAATACGTTGATTCATTTCCATACCAGCTTTTTTAGTAAAAGTAATCATAATAATATTTGCTGGATTAATTTTATCTTTAGTGACTAAATGAATATATTTAGAAATCAATGTATGAGTTTTACCAGATCCAGGACATGCAACTACTAATATATTTTTTTCTTTTGATTCAACAATACTTTTTTGTTGTTCACTTAATGATAATGAATCAGCAATATTCATTTCACTAAAATTAGCAACCATTTTTTCAAGTGTTAATAATTCTGTTTCTAATGTTAATAGTTTTTTTTGATGAATATTAATTTCAGAAAGAATTTCTTTTTTTCTAATAATTATTGTATCTACATCCATAGTTATATTATATTAGTAAATATTGTTTATATTACTTAATTTAATTTATTAATTTTGTATGTTTTCTACAACCTAAATTATAATAATCAATATTATTATTACTATTATGGCATGCTACTATTATTCCATCAAAACAGAATGTTTCAGTCTCAAAATCAGAAGATGCAATAATTCTATAATTATTATTTTTTAATAAATCAATACATTTATAATGAATATCATCACTATGTGTTGATATAAATAAATATTTAATTTTATTTTCTTGTAATAAAGGAACAATATCTGTTAACATTTCATATTCATAACCTTGAATATCACTATGAAGAATATCAACGTAATCTATATTCTTTTCTTTCATAAAATCACATATATTTATATGATTTTTACCAATGAAGCCTTTAGTAAAATCAATATCAACATTATTTAATTTTGCATTCTTTTTACCTATATTTAAATTATTTATATCAGGTTCAATACAATAATTTTTAGCATTATTTATAGTTTTATTAAACCAAATAGAATAAAATGCCCAATATGAACCTAATTCTATCATAATAGTATTCTTATTCTTATTCTCATTCTCAGAATTATAATTATTAATATCATTTAAAACTAATTGAAACATTCTTTCTTCAGCTGGTTCATGACAGCCTTTATTTAATGAAAGTATTTTTGAAAATGAACCATAATAACAATCTTTATAAACTTTAATATTATTATGTAAAATAACAGTATTATTTATAATCTTCCCTGCATTAGGACATCTAATAATAAATTTATTATTTGGATCAGACATTATATCAATAAATCTTTCTTCAAATGTAATTCCTTTTTTATTATTAATATTCTTATCAATAACAGACTCGCAATAGTTATCCATTATATTATATATATTAATATATAATATTATAATAATCAAAAAGCGCATATCATTAATATTATTATTTATTTAAATATATAATAATATTAATATTAATAGTAATTATAATGAGTGAACAACTAAATATATTTGAAATAATTGATTTGGATATTAGATTTCGTGAATTTGTTGAAACAACTAATAATAAATTAAATAATATGTGGGCATTTATGATGTATAATAATTTTTGTGAGAAAGAAGTTATGGATTTAAAACATACTAATAATGAATTAAAAAAAGAATTAGAAGAAAATACTACTAATATGTTTTCATTAAAACTAAAATATGAACAATTAAAGAATAAAGTTGACCCACCAAATAATAAACGTAAATCAAATGCATTAGATGTATTGGCTAGTGAATTTAAAAAAATTAAGAGATATAAGAAATCATCTCCAGATCTTATTGATGATATGGCAACTGAAATATTTAAAAAATTAAATAATATTTATGATATAATTAATTTAAAGAACCTAGCTAATAAATTTGATTTTATGTCAAATAATAAATTTAGAAAATTATATAATATTATTCCAGCATTAGAAGAATTAACTACAATTATCGGAATGAATAATGTAAAAGAAAAAGTATTTCGTTCAATCTGTTATTTCTTACATGATATCAATGAACAACATTCTAATGAGATGAATCATATTATGATTATGGGTCCACCTGGCGTGGGTAAAACAACAATTGCTAAAATAATGGGTTCTATATATTTAAAACTTGGATTTTTAGAAAATGATACATTTATTACAGCAACACGCTCCGATTTAGTTGCAAAATATTTAGGACAAACTGCAGATAAAACTCAAAAGGTAATTGATTCAGCATTAGGAGGTGTATTATTTATAGATGAAGTATATAGTTTAGGTAATAAGGAAGGTCGTGATTCATTTGCTAAAGAATGTATTGATACTATTAATCTTAATATGTCTCGGACTGATAGACCTTGGTTATTAATTGTTGGTGGATATAAAGAAGAAATAGAAGAAAGCTTTTTAGCATTTAATAAAGGATTAGAAAGAAGATTTACTATTAAATTAGAAATCAATGGTTATAATGAAACAGAACTATTAGAAATACTTAATAGTTTTATTATTCAAGAAAAATGGGAATTAGAAGATAATGCTATTAATGAGAAAGATATAAAAGATAATATTGATAGATTTAAATATTTTGGCGGAGATATGAGAAAATTATTTCAATTAGCTAAAGAAAATTATTGTGTTAGAAGTATGAAAACATCATTAACATTAAATGGATTACATAAAAAATTATCAAGAGATGATTTTCAACAAAGTATTGAACAATTTAAAGTTCCTAAAGAAGATAAAACATCACATTCTATGATGTATATTTAAATATTAATGATGTATATTTGATATTCTAATAATATCAAATCAATAATTTTTATTTTATAAAAATTGTATATTTAATCATCATAATCACTTAAATCAATAGATGATGAATCTTCTATTTTATCACAATGAGGATTATGATTAGAAACAACCTTATTTGTTTCTTCATCTTGGTAAAAATTACAACAACAATCAATACAATAATATGTAGTGCATTCTTTGCAGAATAAATAACTGTTTTCTGATGATGAACATTTTGGACATTTTAAGTCTGACATTATTATTATTAATTATTATGTTTTTAATTAATAATAATATTTATATTTAGAATAAATATATTTAGAGTAATGAAACATTTGAAACTGTTGATTTAATTTGACGACCTAACTTTTCAGAAAGGAATTCTTTTAATTCATCCTTTGATGGCACTTCATCTTCATAATTGTTTGACCACCATTTATTAAATGTATCATACATTGCACTCATCTTAATAACATGTGTGGCATCATCTGATACCTTAACACATTTAGAAAAGAATTTTTCAAAATAGTTTTCTTCTTCATCTTCATGATTCTCATGAGTATCATCTTGATTTTCAGCATGATTATCATCAGTTGTAAGCACATCTTCAGGTTCTGGTTCTTGAATCATAATTGGCTCTGGTTTAGGCGACGAAGGTTTTGATTTAATCTTCTCAATCTTCTCAATCTTCTCATCAGATGATAATTTATAAAAATATTCTAATAATGTATTAACAGATTGATTGTTGAGAGATGCTAATCCACTGCGAACTTTTGGTTCACTCATATTTTGTTCACCATAAAGTTGAAGACGGAGAAGAATACTATTAAGAAGCATACGATTATTTTGCATAAAAGAGATTAATTCAGAATTAAAGCCGAGCTCTAATAGTGATTGTGTAGATTTACCCATATTATTTAACAAATCTAAAGTTTCAAGATTAAAACGAAATTCATTTAGTTTTTGATTTAACGACATTATTATTTAAAAATCTTATATTTTTATATCATTTAGTATTAAAATAAATCTAAACTTTAATATATATGAATAAAGAATTATTTCAAGAAACATCAACTGCAGTATCATCACCTATAGAAAATGATTATACTTGGGAAGTAAATCCCGATGCTCCTGAAACAGTAATGATTACTTCATTTAAAGGTCAAGTTCAAAGAAAAACTGCACCAGATGGATCATTATTATCAGTTGCATCTATAAATATACCTTATATGTTAGATAATAAAATAGTAACAATCATTGGTCAAGGTGCTTTTCAAGGTAATACCACTTTTGATAGAGTTGTATTTCATTCAGATATACTTTCTATAGAAACTGGTGCATTTGCTAATTGTTCAGAATTAAGATATATTGCTTTTAATAGCGATAGTCAACTACAATATATAAAAGCAGATGCTTTTATTAATACTAATATAAATAGTCCAATAATTCCTGCATCTGTTAATAGAATAGAAAGTGGTGCTTTTGATACATATATGTTAAAAACAGTTACTTTCTTAGGAGATTGTCCTATTATGACAGTAGATTCATTTAATTCTCAAAATGATAATGGTAATTTAAGTCAAAAAATTACAATATCTTATTTTATTAATGCAATTGGTTTTGATAATAATATAAGTGATTCTAAATTTTTATATATTTCAAATTATAGAATGACACTTCCAAGAGATGTTACATCTGATTCAGCTTCTACTACTACTAGTTTTATGAGAGTTGTATTTTATATTCTATTAGGTATTTTATTAATAGTTTTTGTATATTTTATATATGTTAGATTTATTAAAAAACAATCTGCAGCTGTTGAAGGAACTGAAGATATAGCAGCACTTGGCAACGTTGCTGACGCCAAATAATAAAAATATAATAATATTAATATTAATATAAATATAAAATCATTTAATCACATAATTATATTAATATTAATATAATTATGTGTGGAATTTGGGCTTTAATTGAAAAATCCAATATTCAATCAGATATTTCAAAATATTTATCTGATTTCTGGCAACTTAAACATCGTGGACCAGATAATTCTCATTTTGAGACATTTAATCAAGTATATGTTGGTTTTCATAGATTAGCAATCATGGATACCAGTTTCAAGAGCAATCAACCTTATGTTTTTAATGATATTGATAGAACTATTGTTTTTATTTGCAATGGTGAAATTTATAATTTTCAGCAATTAGATAAAAAATATAATCTTAATATTGGAATGAGTGATTGCATGGTTATTCCTAAATTATATTTATTAGCAAAAGACAATCAAGGTAATCCTGATTATAATGCATGGTTTAATATGATGAAGAATGAAGTAAAAGGAGAATATGCATTTGTTATGTTTGAGTTTGATAATATGAAACAATTAACTAGATATTATGCAGGTCGTGATATGATTGGTGTTAGACCACTTTATACAGTAGATAATCAAGATGTTAATAATAATATTGATATGTATAGTTCAGAGATTAAAGGTATGAGTTCATATGGTGGTAAAGTAGTTGAGTTTGAACCTGGAACAATTATTATGGTTGAAAAAAGTCTTTCATTTTACAATGTTCATAAATTTAATATGAAATTAGATTTATATAATACAAAATATAATAATTTAAGTTTTTATAAAAGTATTTCAAATAATAATAATCAAAGATGTTATGATACTGATATTGATACTATTTTACCTAAAATAAGAAATTCGGTTATTAATAGTATTAAAAGAAGATTACATGCAGACAGACCTATTGCATTTTTATTATCTGGTGGTGTTGATAGTAGTTTAGTTGCATCAATTAGCTCTCGTATTATGGGAGTTCCAATTAGAACATTCTGTTGCGGTATTAAAGGTTCAACTGATATGATTTATGCTAAAATGGTTGCTAATCATATTGGTTCTAATCATACAGAAGTATTTTTTACAGAAGAAGAAGGATTAGCAGCAATTGATGATGTAATTAGAACAACTGAAACATGGGATATTACAACTATTCGTGCATCAGTTGGTCAATATTTAGTAAGTAAATATATTAATCAACATACTGATTGTAAAGTAGTTCTTGTAGGTGAAGGGCCTGATGAAATATGTTCATCTTACCTATTTAATTTCTATGCACCTAATGGTGAAGAATTAGATAAATCATCAAAAGAATATGTTCAAAAGATTCATATGTTTGATGGAAGAAGAGCAGATAGATGTATTTCTCGTTGGGGATTAGAAACTCGTATTCCATTATTAGATCCTGAATTTATTGAGACTTATTGGAGTATTGAACCAAAATTAAGAATGCCAACAACTCATAATTTAGAAAAATATTTATTTAGAAAAGCATTTGATACTGATAGTGGTGTGCTTAATTTATTACCAACTGAAGTTCTTTGGCGTAAGAAAGAAGCATTTTCAGATGGTATTAGTAGTAAGGAGCGTTCATGGTTTCAAATGATTCAAGAATATATTGATAAGAAATTTGAGACTAATGATTATAAATTACCTGAAAATATATTTACTCCTCCTACAAAAGAATCTCAATATTATTTATATAAATTTATTGAATATTTTGGTGTTAATAGAGTATCTGTTTTACCTCATTATTGGCAACCAAAATGGACTATAAAAGAAGGACAAACTTTCATTGACCCATCAGCAAGAGTATTAAGTGTATATTAATAAAAATTGATATTTTTATATCTATAATACTTATTATTAATAATAGTATGTTTCTAATCTGCATACCAAACATAACTCACGATTATATTAACGTAGTGTCTGATGATATTAATATGATTATTGATAAAGTTAAAGCTAAACTTATCAATAATTATTATTTTTATATAGTTGAAGCTAATTTAACCACCGCAGTCTCATTCTCAGTTAATTCTTATAATGGAGGCAAATATTTAATATCATCATATACTAATGATATTAATTATAATACAATTTTAATGCACACAAATACATATGATAATGGTGTTGCTAAGATATTTCATCAAGACTATAATTATATTATAGCTCTAGTTCAAAATAAGGTTATTGAACTTGAGTATGTTAATAGAAAATTGTCTGCATTATAATAACTTCATATAATTACTTTTTTTTAAAATATAATATTAATCCAATTAATAAAGCACCAATTAATACTGATACAATAGGATAATTAATTAAACTCCAAATAAATAATGTCATTAATAATGTTAAAATTAATGAACCAAAGAAACTAAGAGTATCATATATACTTAATAATATTTGTCCGGGAAGTGTTATTATTTTAAATGGTCCAGGTAACATATTACCTAAACCAATTAAAAATCTTAATGGTGACATTAATGATGAAAATCCAATAAATAACATTAAGAATGTAGCTAATCTACCACCCCATTTTTGAATTATATTCATACTATTTTTTCTATTTTTAATAGTACTAATAGCACTCTCTCTTGGACCAAATTCATAATCATAAATATACATATCTAATTCATTTTGAAACTCTTTTAATCCTTCAACTTGCATTATTTGTTTATTTTTTGGGATTGAAAAAATATCAAATGTATATGATATATTGCTATTATTTGGATCTACTTTTGTTACTGTTTTCTTTTTATTAAAACCTGCTAAATATTGATAATTAAAAGTATCCATAGGAGAACTATTTATTAAAATAGATATAGTTAAATTTTCACCGGGATCAACTGTTGTATTTGTTGTTGTTTTATTATTATTAGTAGTAGTAGTAGTAGTTTTTTTAGTAGAAGTTATATATATATTTTCATCTATTAAATCTTCTGGTTTAACTTCATAAATATCAACCATTTGTTTTCCTGTTGGTATGGGTGAATATGATATTTTATCACTAATATCAGTTAATTTAATATTTTTATCTATTTTTTCTAATAATAAATTATATTCATCTAAATTACCTTTATTATTTTTTTCTGTATAATATATAGTTGGTAACCATGCAAGTATTAAAAATATTCCAAAAATCATACTTGGAATAATACTAGTAATACTCATTGCATTATTTACTGATCCAGATAATCCTGGCATTAATTGGAGTAAATCTGCCATATTATTATAATATATATTATTAATATAATTTAAATATTCCAATTAATAATATTATTATTAATATTACTCTAATTACCCATTTTCTATATATGTCTATTTTAATTTTTCTATTTTTTATACTATTAATTGCATTTTCTTTTGGACCAAATTCATAATCATAAATAGGAATTTTTAATTCATTCTCAAATTTTTTTAATCCTTCTACTTTCAAAAATTGTGTATTTAATGGTATTGAATAGACTTCAATTGTATAAGATATATTATTGTATTCAGATATTGTTGTATATATTTTATTAAAAGATGCTAAATATATATAATTATCTATGCTTATTACTTCTATATTATTAATTACAGAATTATTAATATGAACATCGCCTCTTTCTCCTACAACCATTCTTTTTAATATAATAGGTTCATTTAACTTACTTAATGATGGAGTTATTATAAATGAAGAACTTTTAGTATTATTAGTATTATCAATACTTTTTATATAAAAATTTCTATTTATAATATCTTCTTGTCTAATTTTATAACCATCTATGATACAATCAGTTAATGACATTTCTGGATAATAAATAGTTGTATTTGTTAATTTAATATTTTTATCTATTGTATCTAATGATAAATTATAGTCATCCTCTTCTTTTTTATTATTTATTTCTGTTAAATATATAATAGGTAATAATGCTGTAATTAATACTATTCCATAAATCTCTTTAATATTATTAATAATATATATTATATCAGACATAAATATTATATTTGCCATATTATATATCATCACATTATTATTTAAATATTTAAATAATAATAATTATTAATAATAATGAGCTTAATAAATCTACGTCAACTACCGAAACATTGTTTCACATCATTAGTAATACCACATATTCATAATTTTCATGATGAATATTGTTTTTTTAATAATTATAATATGACTCTAAAAAATAATAAATTTAGACTTGATAGTAAATCATCATATAATTACACTATATCTGAATTAAATAAAACCATTATATTTTATACTCATATTACATCAATTATTAATAAACAACAATTAGATATTCATGAAAAAATTACACTTAAAAATAATTCTAATAATAGTTTGAAAGATAATTATTCAAATTATTCAGTTAATATTATTAATAAAAATATACCATTTATTTATTCAATTAAATGTATTGAGCAACCATTTTCATTTGATTTAATGAAACATTATACTGATGAGATTAAATCTGTTTATAAATCATTTCTATAAAGAAATATTAATATTAATATTAATATTAATATTAATGTCTAACAAATTCCCAATCAGTATGAGTGAATGGTGTAGTTTATTTAAAACAAATGATACTCAAGGAAATGAAGATGAGTGTTGCACCGCAATATGTTGTCCAGTTAAATTACCATTATTATTATTAATTTTACCATGCACATTTTATAATATTTGTATGAATAAATGTGTTAAGTGAGGTTATATTCATTATGCGAATATAATTGCAAAATCCAATTGTAATAATAAATATATATGGTAATTTAATGACGGAATTTAATCCAGCAACTATGAATCCAGCCGCTATAATATTACCTAATAAATCAGATAATATCTGGGAAGTTTTAATTTTATTTTTTATTATTATAATTATATTTATAATGTTTATAAAAAATAATTCAAAATAAATTCTATATAAAATATATATATGTCAATAGATCTAACTAAAATGGAACCAATAGAACAGTTTTTACATATAGTAGATGCAGCTGATGAGAATAGTATTTGGATAAAATCATCACATATCGACTCTCAAAATAATTTGTGGAATTTTGTAAATAGATCAGTTATTAATCAATCCATAATAGATAATGGGAAAGATATGTTTTTTGATTTAATAAAAAATACAGAAAGAATGTATAGTATTGGTAATTATGGTATAGTTGTAGATGAAATAAAATATAAGTCAATATTTGATACGCTACATAAATTAGATTTTACATTAAGTATACATAAAATTACAAAAGATACGAATGGTAAAATTATAAGTATAGATGAAAAATTAAACAAGCCAAATCTTAATATTAATATTAATATTAATTACAATGGAGCTTATATTATAATTAAGAATGGGAATAAAGAATTAAAACACCAGTTAAAATTTTCATTAGATATATTTTCATTAGAAATGGATGATGATGTTGAAATAAAATACATTTTTCCAGATAATAAAAAATCTATAGAAAAAATAAACATTCTTTCATCTAATAATAAATCTATAGATGAAATGAATAAGCCATTTGCTTTTTTTATAGATGAAAATGATCATGAAAATGACAAGAATGATATTGCTTGGGCATTTGCATATTTTTTTAAACTTTTAAGTAATTATTTATCTTGGTTAAGACAAGTGGCACCTATAGATCCAGCAACTCAACAAAAAGATAATAAAAGTGCTTTTCAAAAATATATTAAATATAAGGCCAAATATATTAAATTATCAAATGAAATTAATAAACATAATTAGATTATTTATTTATTTAATTTTTATTAAATAAATATATAATTTTTTTAATTATAATATATATATATATATATATATATGGCCCAAGCTCTTTATACAGAACATGAATTAAATACAGAAATTAATAAAATTATAAATGAAATAGATCAGATAGTGCTTTTGCGTGATAACCCTCGATATATAGAAGATAAGTTACAGCTATTAGAAAGTGCATTAGGCTCATTAAATGATCGTATGCAACTAGCTAATACTGACTATCCAGGATCATATATCTTACAAGATATTATGAGTAGAGCTCCGATCACTATAAATTCACTAAATATCTTAATACCGGAAATTCAAGCCAGAATAGCAGAAGCAGCAGCAGCACCAGCAGCAACAAGAAGACAATTAGCACCAGCAGCAGCAGCACCAGCAGCAGCAGCTCCAGCA